CCGACATGCGGAACTCGGGGGAATTTCCGTTGAGGTCTGCGAGATCCTTGTCGATAACTGCGTAAGTTTCGAGATTGCCACAGCTATCAACAATTTGCGCTGTCGTGGACTTGCCATTCGGCACACCGTAGTTGAGCAGACGCCAAGTAGCCGAAGGCAGTCCGGTACGAACCGTCGTCTTATGGCCTGTCGGGAGGTTGCCCTCCATGACAAGCATGTCATCCAGGATCTCGTTCGTCTGCGAGAGAAGCTCGACGATTGAAGCGATCTTATAGTTATCGTCTAGGCGCTTAGCCCAGTCCGCGTAGGTTAGCGCAGTTGCGCCGAGAGTTGCCATTTTAGTTTAACCTTGTTTCAAGTGTGGGTAGATGGCGTCAGCCGCACTTGCTGGCATATTCCGGGCCGGATTGCCTGCTACATGTTGGCCTTCGGTCAGGGGCAGACGGGGTTTGTTTATAAAGTCGTCGTCGCGGGCACTACCAGTATCGACGGAAACGCGGTCTGGCAACTCGGAGATTATATTTACTTCAACGGGGATACCTGGGACCGGATCACCGCCGGAACTGCTACCGGGGCCGAGACGTTTCTTGAACTTCTTGACACTCCAGCCAGCTACGCTGGGAGCGGCGGTTACATCGTTACTGTCAATGAGGCCGAGAATGCGTTGGAGTTCACGGTTCCATCCGCGCCAACCGAAAGCTCCTATGACATTGTGTTTCAGATGGAAGCGGCTCCGACAGCTTCAGAAATCATTGGTAGATTTGGCGCTGTTCGTGGATACAGCCTTCCGACGAATTGTAGTGGGGCGTACGCGGAAGCGGATAATGCTGCTACTGCTGAGTCTGTGTTTCTACTAAAGAAGAACGGTGTTCAGTTCGGGACTATGACGTGGGCCGCGGCTGGAACAGTAGCGACGATTGCAAGCACCGCTACCAGTTTCGCTATCGGTGATCTTCTAACTTGGGTAGGACCCGGAACACCCGATGATACGCTCTCGGGTGTTGGCGTGACTATCCCAGCAACTCTTGATTGAGGTGGACCATGTTTCTTTTCACTGATGGATGTGACTCTTACACGACCACATCAAACCTTTTGTTCAAGTGGGGTGATATTCCAGGAGCTACGTACTCAGCGGGAACCGGGAAATATGGCTCTGGTGCAGTGCGAGTGCAGGCAACTGACACCGGAATTGTTACTCGCGAAAATCTTGGGGGCTCTACCCGAACCCTTGGTTGCTGCTGGATGCAGTTGGTCTCCGGGAGCGGCAATCCCGGAGCATCCGCTCGTGCGGTTATTCAGTTTAATAATACTGGAAAAACAGAATCTGGCTATATTGGCTATGCTATTGGGGCACAGGTTCTCGGCGTTTACGGATGGGGAGGTGCAGGTACAGTTGGCACTGGCGCTACCAACGTATGCGACGGACTTGCTCATTTTATTGAGTGGGATATATTGTTTGCAAACTCTGGGCACGCGATACTTCGTGTAGATAATATCGAACAAGTTAACTACACTGGAGACACACTTGGGTCTGGCACACCCTCGGTAAATTCAGTCCATTTTAGTTCTACTGGTTCTGGTAATATTTATGACTTTAGTCATATTGTATTATATGATGATAACACTGACGTGAATGGAAATGGGCCAACAGCGGCTAACTTCCCATTGACCCAAGTTCGAATTGATACTATCCGCCCAGATGGGGACACTGCGACAATTCAATTTGATACTCTTTCGTCGGGCACCACACATTATAGCCTTGTGAATGAGCAAACCCCGAACACCACTAACTACGTCCAAGACGCCACAGCGGGGCATATCGATCTTTACACTTTCGGGAATATGAATTTTATTCCAAACTCGATTGTCGGAATTATGCAGAATGTATACGCCCAAAACGAAGGTGGGACGACAATCGAGTATAAAACTTACATTAAATCCGGAGCTTCGGTGGCGACGGGTGCGTCAGTTGAAGCCCCAGCCGCCTACTTCATGCAACAGTACGGTTTTGCTGAAGATCCTGCTACTTCGGCAGCGTGGACTCAAGCCGCTGTTAACGCTATCAACGCTGGGTATGAGGATCAAGGCTGATGGCGCTCAGGATAGCAGAGACTTACCTCGAAATTCCGGCGGTCGAAAATCCGAAACTTAGGATCGCAGCAACCTATCTTGAAACAGTGACAGTTTCGACTTTGGCTATTCGCGTAGCTCAGACATACATCGAGGTTGTTACTACCTATCCCCGGCCAGCATCGACTGGTCGCCGTAGACGAACCTGGGTGGCCCAATCATGACAAGCGTAGTTGAGATTTGCAATCAGGCGCTCGCGGCTATCGGGACTCGTTCAACGATCGCGTCGTTGACGGAGGATTCGGCGGAGGCTATCGCCTGTGCACAGCAATTCGCGGACACGCGGAATAAGCTTCTTCGTGCGGCCCCGTGGAACTTCGCCACTCGATGGGCCGCGCTTGGGCTTCTCAAAGCCCTGCCGGGGATGCCCGAGTCGGACATTACCACCACCAGCGCAGTGTGGCTGACGACTTATCCGCCGCCGCCCTGGGCATACTCGTATGCGTACCCGAGCAACTGTCTCATGGTCCGCTCGGTTCACGCGCAGCCGAACAACGCTACCACTACCATTCCGCTGTTCTCGTCCCCGTACTACTCGACGTTCGGGGTCGGACAGGCAGTGCGGTTTGAGGTCATGTCGGATCTCGACGTTGACGACAATATGATCAAAGTCGTGTGCGCGAATATTTCTCAAGCGCTTGTCAAATTCACGGTCGCTGACCCGCCGATTGAGATGTGGGATTACTCATTTACCGAGGCACTGGCCGATGCACTTGCTAGTCAGATAGCGATGCAGTTAACTGGCAACGCGAATGTTGTCAAGTTGATGGCAGCGAAAGCGAATGCTTCCATTGAAGAAGCTCGCGAACGGGATGGGAACGAGGGCCTGACTATCGTAGATCATGTACCCGATTGGCTGCAAGTCCGCGGCGTCGGTGGTGTGTTCTCCTCTTACGATGGGATTGGACCAGTAGCATGGGGCCCGCTCTTCTAGCGAATAAGCCATACCGTTGCATTGTGCAATGGGCCATACTTCTAACTCTCTTCTCTTCTCCCGCCTTAGCGCACAGTTGGTACGATCCATACTGCTGTAACACCCAAGACTGCACCGAGTATAAAGGGACCGTCACCGAAGGTCCACTCGGTTACACGCTTGAGGATGGTAAGTTCATCGCGTACAAAGATGCTAAAGTTAGCATGGACGCGAACTATCACACCTGCATTCTTGGCGGACACCTCCGCTGCTTCTACGCGCCACCAAGGACATTCTGATGGTTGACTCTTTTATCCAGCCTAGCTTCTCGTCCGGTGAGGTTTCACCGAGCCTCTACGGCCGCGTGGATCTCGCGAAGTACCGAGTTGGTGCGGCGCTGGCTCGGAACTTCTTTGTGGACTACCGGGGTGGGATGAGCAATCGGCCGGGAACACTGTACGTTGGGACCGCTATTGACAGTAACCAAGTAGTCCGGCTGATCCCGTTTGAGTTCAGCGTCGAACAAACGTATGTGTTGGAATTTGGGAATTTTACTCTTCGATTCATTCAGGATGGTGGATATATTGAGTCCTCTCCCGGGGTCGAATATATGCTGGCTAGTCCGTTCGCGGCTAGTGATCTCGCGTTACTCAAATTCACACAGTCTGCGGATGTGATGACATTCACCCACCCGGACTACGTTCCGTATAACCTAACTCGACTAGCTGACACAAACTGGGTGTTCAGTATCATTTCTTTCCAGCCCGCGATCTATCCGCCGCTGCTACCGACACTGACGCTTAACACCGTCAGCACCAGTTCCGATGTCGCGGGCTTCTCTTACGTAGTCACCTCCGTGAACGAGGATGGGGAAGAGAGTGCGCCCAGTGATCCGGCGTCCGATCAGTTAACTAACATCAGTTCCACGCTTGGCTCGATCACGATAACGTGGACCACAGTGGCCGAAGCTCGCTTTTACAATGTGTATAAGGCGCTTCCGGCGGCTGAGACTGATGTCCCTATCGGAGCGACCTACGGTTATATGGCCACGGCCTATGGTCTTTCTACAATCGACAACAATATAACTCCCGATTTCACCACAACTCCGCCGACGCACAAAGATCCATTCGGCAGCGCGCGGATTAGCTATGTTACCGTTACTGCCGGCGGATCGGGATATGTTCAGGATACAACGACAATTAGCATTTCGGATGCTACTGGTGTCGGGGCGCGTTTATCGCCAGTGGTTATCTCGGGTTCAATACAGGCGGTGATTGTACAGGATGAGGGAGTAGGATACACTGCCCCGACGATTACTGCGGTTGGGGCAGGAACCGGCGCAACCTTCACTGCCACTCTCACCCCCACCACAGGTATCTATCCGTCGGTGTGCTGTTACTTCCAGCAAAGGAAGGTTTTCGCTGCTACTTACAATCAACCTGCGACTTTGTGGATGACGAAGCCGGGGAACTTTGAGAATATGGACCGGTCGCAGCCCACGGTGGGCTCGGACGCACTCGAGCTTACGCTCTCCTCGACTCAGGTTAATCGGATCAAGGCACTGGTCCCGATGCCAGGGGGACTTGTTGTTTTAACCTCGGGCGGCGCTTGGCAGATTTCAGGAGGACAACCCGGTGAAGCACTCACAGCTACTTCCGCCACAGCCACCCCTCAAGCTTACAATGGGTGTTCTGATGTCCCTCCACTCGTTGTTAACTATGACATTCTCTACGTACAGTCGAGGGGTTCAATTGTCCGCTCTCTTTCTTATAACTTTTACGCTAACATTTACACTGGGACTGATCTTACTGTAATCTCGAACCATCTGTTCCAGCCCCACGTAATCACAGAGTGGGCTTGGGCGGAGGAGCCATTTAAGCTAGTATATTGCGTCCGGTCGGATGGGGTGTTGCTGACGATGGCCTTGCTCAAGGAGCAAGAGGTTTACGGTTGGACCTGGAACGATACGCAGGGATTCTATGAATCAGTGTGCACGGTTCAGGAAGGGGAGCAGAATGCCGTTTACGTAGTCGTAAGACGGTTGATCAATGGGACCTGGAGGCGGATGATCGAGCGCTTCGCTAACCGCCTGTTCCCGAACGCGGCAACTAACCTGACGGATATCAGAAATGTTGAGGATGCTTGGTTCGTGGATTGCGGGCTTGCGTACCCTCTGGTATACCCGGATGCCGGGATCAGTGTCACTATATCCGGTACGACGGCTACGATCACCGCAGATGCTGCGGTCTTCAGTGGGGGCGATGTCGGAAAAGTTCTCCGAGTCTCCGGTGGGATCATCGACATCACTGCATACACTAACAGTACCAGGATTGTCGGAACCATACGATCAGATATCGAGGCTTTCATCCCCGGTACTTCCACCGTCGTTCCCGCCGACTCGGGAGAATGGTCCTTGACGACGCCGGTGACTACGGTCACAGGTCTAGACCATTTGAACGGTATGACAGTGAAGGTTCTCGGCGATGGCAATGTTTTCCCCGACGCGGTTGTGGCAGGTGGCAGTATCACATTGTCCGAACCTTGCAGTCGAATTATTGTGGGTCTTCCGTACACATCTCAACTACAGACCTTGCCTCTCT